TCACTTGAATTTATAATGGAAATCGACTGTTCCATCCTCGTATACTACAAGTTTATCAATAAGTGCTGAAAATGCTTCGAATAAATCCTGATCAGTTCTTTCCAGCTGTGCGAATGCATTCTTTATATTTGATATGTCGATTGTTTCTTCTTCCTCACGCTCAAGCATGAACAACTTATCGTTCAGTTTTTCAATTTGTTCTTCAAGCTCTTTTCGCTTCACCTGGAATTCCGCCTTAGTGATCAGCTGATCTTCCAAGTACAATTCGATTAGACGTTTTTTCTTGTTTTCTGCGTTTTCAATTTCTATTTTCGTTCGCTTGATCCGGTTTTTCTTCTGCTCTTCAAAATCAGATTTTACATCAAGCTTTAATTTCTTGCCCTTTTGCTTCAGTGTTTTAATAACAAAAGCCCGCAAGTCCTTATATTGCATCGGAGCATGGTTCACACAAAGAGCTGTACCGCCTCGTCTATAGGCGCTGCACTTCAAATAATTAAACTCTTTCTTCTCACGTTTCTGATTGTATTTGTACGACGGCAGCACAACCATATTACAACCGCACACACCGCATTTCATCATTCCTCGCAGCTCATTCCGAGGGTTAAAACGCTTTTTACGCATCTTATGTTCTTTGTTATTAGCTTTCTCATACTCTTCTTCTGATATGATCTTAGGGCACCAGTCTTTGTAAACAGTCCATTTTTCTTTTGGATTACGGATGAATTTTTTCCGTCCGCCTATTTTGACTTGAGTATGTCTATTGGCAATAAACACGCCACAATAAATAGGATTCTTTAAAATTGTTTGTACTGTGGACAGCTGCCAAAAATCAGTCTTTTGAGGCTTTACAATGTTTCCGAGTGCCAATTCTTCGTTAAGCTTGAGAACAATCCTTTTATGTCCGTATCCGTGATTATTATGAAGATCGAAAATAAAACGAACAACTTTTGCTTCTTCTTCATTGATAACCAGGAATTTACCTTCTTTCTTAAATCCAAAAGGTACACGGCCGGAATGTTCACCACGGCGGGCTTTTGCTGCTAGTGCCCCGCTGGCTGCCACAGAAATTGTTTGAGGGTATTGGGCTGCAAACATTGAAAACATTTCAAATTTCATTGAGTTTTTACCTTCATATAGGCTATCGTAGCCCTCTTCGAGCGTCACAACTCTTACACCGTGGGCCAATAAAACCTCACGAATTTCAAGGGCATCTTTAAGATCACGCGCAAGCCGGCTGATTGATTTAAAAACAACCATCTTCAGCTTTCTTTTTTGCGCTTTATCTAAAATGAGTTGCATCGCTTTACGATCAAGCAGCACTGTTCCGCTTATACCGTCATCTAATTGTATAGCTTCGTCTTTCCATTCATAATTATTTTTTTCTATCCAGTGATGGCAAATATCAATTTGGTTGGCTATTGATGTCACCTGTTCATCTTTCTCTGACGAAACCCTTGCGTAAACTGCATAAGGGTATTCCTCATATTTGATGATCTCCTGTGTTTCTGTCTCTTTGAAGAACACTAAACCACCCCATTATTTTGCATTTGGTACATTTTAGTGTGATTATAGCATAATGATTACGAACCTCCTATACTTTTCCGGTTGATTTTCGAACATTTGTTCTTGTATAATTTGTTCAAGGAGTTGATCAGAATGAACGAGGGTATTTACGACAAGAGATGGGAACAAAAATTTATTTTGCCCGAGCAAAGGGCCGGGCTATTAAATAGGAAGAAATACGTCCAAAAAATTGAAAAACCCATCCTAGATGAATACCAGCTGGAAGATATGGCACGCACTATTTGCGAAGCGATGGAATTCAACTCGGTTCTGGTCATCAGTGTATATAGAGATGGCTTTATTGAAGAAGTAACAGGACATGTCCATTACATAAACGAAGCGAAACAGAGGCTGCATGTGAAGGATTTAAAAGAAGGTTCCATTCTTATTAATTTTCTAGATGTCACCAGTGTGAAAAGTTGATAAGCAAATAAAAAAACCTCAGCATACACTGAGGTTTTGTATTATGTAGTTAAAGCATCCAGTGGATGCCCTCGCGGAAAGGAGTACTCACAGTACTCTTACTAATTTTAGCTTATCCGCAAGTCAGACAGTCACAATCTCTTGTGCTGTAACTACACAATACAATACTCATTGTTTCCTGTCAAGAAGTTTTATAAACATTTTCATTTGGCAATTTTAAAATTGTGTATCCTTCTTTAAGTAATTTTCTTAAATTTGTCTTGCCACTTAGTACATGTGATTTGGTATTAGCCAATATATCAGCAGCTTGTATCATATAACTTGTACTAGAATCTCTGTATTTTACTCTGAAATCACATTTAAAAGATGTCGTTGTATATTCTTTATGTACATTATACAGGTTATCTTCGTTAAAATAATTAATCAGGTACCCTTCCAAAGAGTCTATAGAAGAATGTGCAACATTCTGATTATCAATGTGGACATTCAGGCAAGTGCAGTCGTCTGGTATTTTTCCTTTTTGCATCAACTCATCAATTAATCTTCTAATCATATAATTTTTATATGTCGTTACACGTCTGTTGTCTGCAAAATCTATCCTTACTAATGAAGAAACCTTCACACCCACAAAAACCTGTTCAAAATTGTATCTTTTAAGTTTGTTAAGCACTCTCCTTCTTAAGTTGTTTTTCATCATTGATGTTTTTAATTCTTCAGTTATATTCATTTGCTTACGAATTCCATCTATAAATTTTGTATAGTCAAAATTTATTCCATGATAGTCTTTCTCTCTTACTAGAATACCTCCATACACAAATACATCAGAAAAAGGATAATTAGGATGTAATTGTCCTGAATCATCTAATACTAAAAAGTATCTCACGTTTATCACCGTTTTTCTCCGTTTTTTTGTATATAAAATCAATATGTGCGCCTTTAAGATTATTTTTTTGTAACATCTATGTATATATTATATCAAGTTCCGTCAAAAAGTTATTTTTTTCTTGGAATTATTTTTAAAACCCTCCTCATCTTGAGAAGGGCTCACTCATCATACGGCCGGTACTTCTTCCGACCGGCTTCTAATTCTTTTTTCAGTGCTTGTACATGTCCCAGCAAAAACAATGCGACTGTTCCAACCTTTTTAACCGGCTTTAGCTTTCCGGAAGTCACAAGGGTACTTAAACGCTGCCGGGTGACTCCAAGCAGCTCCCCCGCTTCCGCTGCAGTCAAAACTTCTTCCTGGATAAACTTAATTTTTTCGCTTTCTTTCATGTCGGCTTTCTCTCCACATCATAATGAATCCTTTTAACAAGGTAATAACAACGGCTATCATCAATACAGTATGCGCAATCTTTCCAGACATACCCTCATCGGTCAGATCAATTGCAACGATCCCGGCAACCAATATGAGCAAAACGGCAAAATCTGCTGTGCTGTACTGCTTAAAATATTTTTTCATACTATCGTGGACGTGGGCTTTTACGGTATACTGTAATTCAATTTTGCAGTATACTGTATAGAGCAAGGGGATTTCTCCCCTTGTCTCACTAGTATCAGCGCTTTCTGCTTGTCCGGCGGGAGCGCTTTTTCTTTTTCTTGCTATGCTTTTCGCTTTCCTTCTGCCATATGTCGTAGATGTGTTTGATGATGGTAACGATGCCAGCGATAGCAAGAATCCAGTTTCTCACCTCGTCCACTTGAGCACCTCCTTTCTATACTTTAATTATACAATATCTATTTACAACGGTCAATAGTTACTAAGAAATATTTCTTGGATATAGTAAATATTTCTTGTAAAAAACAAATTTTAGTATTTAAATAGAAATTAAAAACAGGAGATGAAATGAATTGAGCGACTACCAAGAAATGAAGGCAGAACAATCCGAACTCTGGAGAAAGTTAGCTGAAGACATATTCAAAGAAAAAGTTAATAATGTACAAACTTTTAAGAATTTAAATGAAATTGTTTACATTTTAAGTAGAGTCGGACAAAGTACCGCACATAATTATACCTTCACCCCTTCAGGTGGGGGAAATGAGTTAGCAGATGCTTCTTTATCTTTAGAACAAGGGCGATTAGAACTAAAATTTGATGGTAATAGTGTAGAGATTATTGAACCTGTATCTTTAACATTTAATCCTATTGGATCAAACCCTGATTGGTGGTTTTACCGTATTAACACAAAGTCCTTTGATCCTAGTGGAGTCTATAAAAAGATAAATATAGATGTTAATGAAAATAACTCAATTGAAGCATATAAATCAGCAGAAGATAAAGAACAAGAGAGATTGTTGAGTTTATACGGAGAGCCTGTACTTGAGATAGCTCCTAAAGAATACATCGATATTTCGTATCAGGAACAGGGATATCTTGATTATGATGAGGATGGAAATGAAATTCCTTTGCCTGCAAACGCCCGTATAATCCAGCGTAGGCATAACGGTGGGGATTTTGTGATATTCCCTAAATTTAGTCCATACTCAACACATACTGAATTTGACGGTGGTCATAGCAAAGTTAAAGACGAAGAATTTAGAAATTTCATCAGTGCTATAGTTGCCAAACTAGAAAAATAAAAAATGCCCCCTCTAAAATAGAGGGGGGTTTAATTATTATAATAAAGCTTCCAGTTTTGCTTTCGTTTTCGGTCCATAAATGCCATCAGGATTTAAACCATTCATCAGCTGGAACCGCCTTACTGCATCAGCGGTTTTCGGTCCATAATAGCTATCGATCCCAAAGTTTTTGGCTTTCTTATCTGGGTAGAAATGCAATGCCGACAGGGCTGTTTGGATCTGCTTAACAGCATCGCTGTGCATTAATGGGCTTTTCACTTTAAATATGCCAGAAGGCAGATTAAAGGATGATTTCTTTTTGCTTGAGCTTGGTTTTTTCACTGCATTGGTTGAAGTTGTTTTCTTACTTGATGATTTGCCGCCAAGCGCTTTTAATTCAGCATCAATCGCCGCTTTGACCTCATTCCAGCGCCCTTCCGATAAGATGCGATGCGGGCAATACTTTCCGCTCCAGTCTTGATGCTTCCGCACTCGATCAATACCCCATCCGCGTTCTTTAAGCAGCTGCGCCACAAACTTGATAGCCAACTTTTCAGCAGCATAGTATTTAGGCCCTCCTGATTTGCTGTAGCAGATTTCTACGCCAATAGACTTACGGTTCCCGGGACCGTTTGTGCCGTCTCCTGTGTGCCATGCATTTCGATTTAACGGCAATCCTTGAATAACCTCTTTGTCATCAACTGCAAAGTGGAAACTCGTTGAACTGGTGTTTCCGGTCATGTAGCTGACCTCGTTAGCAGCTGATGCATCATTCGCTGTATTGTGGATGGTAATGTATTCAGCATCCAAGTAGTTCGGGCATTTTAAAGCGTATTTTGCTTCTGATACAAGATTCTTTTTCACTGCAATTGTCATGAAAATCTCTCCTATTCTGTTTTTGAAATAAAAAGAGCCGCCAGCTGGCAGCTCATTTGGTTAGATCGTGATTTTTCAGGACGGCTTTTTGCTTGTGTCCTTTTGCTGTCACATAGTTGTTTTTGAACCATGCAGCAAGTGTCGTGCCGATTGTGAAGATCAAAGAACCGGCAGTGTACAGCGCATCTGCAAGCTGATTTACTTGTGCATCAGTGATATCCAAAGGTGATTTACCGAACATCAGCATTGTTTGGTTAATCAACGCAATTAAAAGAAGCACCGTCCGGACGACCGTGCCTTTGTCAAAGTTTTTCATATTGTATATTCCTCCTTATTTTTGCAAAACTGTATAAAAAATAGCGATTGCTCCTCCTATAATTCCGGTGGAAATCGCTGTAATGATAGCGCCTGTGATTGTGCGCTTGATCCATGTTGTATTCTCTTCAATTTTGTTGAGCTTTTCATTAAGTGACATGATTTGCTGATCTTGTCTATCTGAGGATCGTTCAAGAGAGCTTACCCGTCTTTCAAGCGATTTTTGCTCTAGTTTAAACTCTGCCATCTCTTTTTGTATTACATTCACATCCGGTACCTCCGTCACTTCTGACATTAGTACGCCCCCCTTATATCTATTTCACGTTTTTCACCTCCTTAGAGGCAAAATAAAAAAGCCTTATTGACTGGCTTCTGTCGTTTCCTCGTATGGTTGACCTGTTACTTCTTGATATTGGTCATGTGTAATGTATTGTGCCTGAACACCTTCTTTCAAGTCATCAACGGAACAATCGTTAAATGCCATAGCCTGCTTTACCATGGCTGTTGTGGCCCATTTGTAGAACAACGCAAATACCCAGAAATTAAGATTCACTTGTCATTCCTCCCTTTAAACTCAATACGTCTAATTTTAAAACTGCCATTTGTTCACCAAGAGATTGATTCAAAGCCTCTGCTTCTTTCCTTGCCAGCACTTCAGCTGTCAACTGTACACCTAGTGCATTTTGGGCCTGCTCAGCTTGTTTTCTTGCAAGTTTTTCGTCTGCCAGCTGCTGCCCAAGTGTTGCTAACTGCTCCATGATAGGGTTCGGCTCAAGTTCATCAGGATACTTGTTTTTTTGATTGTCCTTGTATTCTTGATCAGCAGATTCATACCAAACATTATCCACTTTATCAAACTGCGGCCTCCATAAACCGTCAGGAGGCTTTACAGTTGTTGAATTCTTTGGCATCGGGCTTGCCGGGTCATCTAAGATTTTAGGTCTAAGAAAATAAAAATTTTCATCATATAAGAAAACTTGCACACTCATCCCTCCTTACAACGTGAAATTATTGTCTATCGAAACCCCAGAAATGCTTTCCTCAATGTTGGCGTGTTTTCCAACCAACCTTAATTCACCAGTTGTCTCAGCAATATATTTAGATGTCCCTGTTGTTCCAAAGAGCGTTGCAGCCATCGACTTTTGTGTTGAAGGGCGCGCTTCAGCTGGAAGTATAGCAAAAACACTATTGAAATCCGGCGAAACTACTTCACCACGAGTAAACACCTCGTTTCCCCATACAGCATATTGAGGTTTTCTTCCACCAGCCTTATTTCCATTGATTAGTGTTAAGTCATACCAGGTCATTTTTTTGAAATCCACATCAGTCATAAGGTGCTTCCAACCTGCCCAGCCTAAATTGCCATCAACATAGTTTGAATACATATTATTCTTATAATCTATAGCAATGACATATCCAAAAGTCCCATTACCATTACTATCAATGGATGTGAAATGAAAAAAACCCCTTGTCGATAAAGTCGTAGGAGCATTTGAGGGCTTACCCGTGGAATAAAATGTTCCGAACGTCTTGCCCGCTTTTACAATTCTGTCCAGAAAATCGTCCGTATCAGCGATTGATACTAATACCCCGCCAACATCATTTGTAATTTTGGAAAGCTGAGCACCGTTCCATTTCGTACGTTCTGATGCAGTTATATGAGTAGTTGCATCTTTAACATGGTTATCAAACTCTGTTTTTGTTGCCTGCTTGTCATTTGTTACATTACTGAGCCCAACTTGATCTTTTGTTACCCCATGAGGATTGCTTTTATCGTTGATGTGCTGATCAGTATACGTTTTTGCGTTTTTTTCGGCTGTATCAGCCTTGTTTTGCGCCCCTGTAGTCGTTTCCTTCGCATTCCAATTTGAACGCTCTGTGGACGTGATATGGCGTGTAGAATCGGTATTGTGTGCATTGAACTCAGTCTTAGTGGCTTGCTGCACGTTGTCTACGTTTCCTAAGCCTACTTGTGCCTTTGTGACTTGGTTCGGGTTATCCCTACGGGCAGCCAATTCATCTGTATATGACTTTGCTTTATTTAAAGAAGAAGTGACGTCATCCTGCGTTGCTCCGATCTCTTGCAATTCCTTCAATGCTTGATAGGTGGTATTTTGAAACCAGTTGAACCAATCCGCAGGGGGATGGTCCATTGGTTTGTATCCTTCATCAATGGAGGACTGCGGGGGCCGCTGCCCGGCGTTCCCCCATTCAGGTAATTCTTTTGTAAAAGGCATATAAAATCACTCCTTAAATCGGTAAAGGGTAATCATCTTCAGGCTGAAAGATTCCGCCGAGTGTTCCCCCGTCTGTCCCGTCTGTCCCGTCTGTTGAAAATCCATATTGACTCGTTTCTATAGAGTTAGCAGATGACGAAAAACGAAAGGTGCCGTTTAAATCCACATAAGCCACCCGCACGCCTGCAGCTACTGTTTTTTGAACGATATTTGAAAACTGTGTTGCACTCATTCCGACTTTGCTCAAAGCTTCAATAGGTGCCTTTTTTACGATGATGGAGGCAGGCTCATTTTCGTTGTTTTCCTTACTGCTGACAATTTGTATTTCACTTGGCTTGCAGTTCAGTGTTTTTGCCAGTGCTTCAATGATCCGGTTTGTGGTGCCATCTGAAACATTTCTGGCAACCTTGCCGCGAATAAGCACACGATAAATTTCATCAGTGGCACGTCCCCTATCCTGCGACACGTTGTCACCAAGTAGATCCAGAGCCTTTCCTTTTGCCGCATCAATATCCCGCCAGTTCTCAGCTGTGGTTAGCGCGCTTTTAAGTGCTGTCAGCTGTTCATCGACAATTAAAAAAAGCTTTCCGATATTGCTCTTTTCATCTTTCAAAAAGGCATCGGTCAGCTTTCCTATTAAGTCTTTAATCATATGAGATTCACCACGATTTCATCAAAATGTACCTGGGCAACCTCTTTAGGTTCAATCTCAATGTTTGACTGTAAAAGGCTTGTCGCATCTTTCCCTATCTTGATCGTTACATCGGAGACACCATCTACTTGATATACCGCGTTGAATAACTGCGACAATATAACATCGTCGCCCATTTGTGAGCCGGTATAGTAAGAGCCGTTCGCATCAATACCCCCGATTTTATAAACGAGGTTGTTTTTGATCTGACTAACTCCATCAATAGGGAAAGAAGCATTTGTTTTTAAATCCAACTGCAGATATATTTTGACTTCCCTTGCAAAATCAAATTTAACGGCATGATCAAGCCCGCTGGCGTCAGTTATGGTGACAACTTGCTCCCCGACCGTTTCAATTCCGGCAGCAACACTGTCAAACAGTGCTTGTGCAACATCGTCTTTTGTACCGCCAAGCACATAAGCATGAATGCTCTTAGGTGGGTTTCCGTCCGTATCGGTCTGCATAGTATTGTTGGCAACAATATTCGCCGATCTGACGCCTGACACGTTTAGCAGGGCTGAAATAATACCTCCGTTTGTAGATGCCGAACTGCCCTCAACTGATTTCTTTATTCGTGCCCGGAATTCCGAATCTGTTTCCTCGTCGGCACCGCCTGCCGATGGTTCCGGATTTGTAACTGAATACACGCCCTCTGAGGGCTCTGCCTGAACGGTAATGGTATTTGCCGCAACATTGTTTATAACGCCCTTAGAAAGCGAGACAGCCGTCCCTGAGCCTGTTCCATTCTCCTCAATTACAACGTCTTCAATCAATTCAAAATAAATGCCTGATTCCGTTGTAAACTGTGTTTGTTCTTCAATTACGATGCCGGGTTCTCCGGTAAATGACAGTGTCACAACTGACTCCGCGGCTGGCTCCCGGGTGATTCCCGAGTTGCTGCCAAGACGATCGAGCTGCACGCCCTCAGACTTACTGACAAAGCCGCTGTTATAAACCCTTTCTGCAATGTCCCACAAGCCGGCCAGAAACCAAGCAAAGATACGAATAATAATTCCTAATGGCGTTTTACTGGATGTGTTTACATCCTCCCCGAATTGTTCCCGAGCCCGGTCCTCCATACTATCAACAAGCTCGGAATAGGTTTGCCGTTGAAAGCCCGTTTCATCAAGCAAGATCAACACCCCCTATCTCAATTGTTTCTTCATCCTCTTTTGTCATTTTCACATGCACTGCAAGACTGCGAGACTCTTTATCCATTAAAAAGTTCACCGATTCCACACTGGCAATACGCTCTTCTTGAGAAATGGCATTTATAATGTCATATTGCGCCTCTTCTTGATCAAACTGCTTTCTTAAAATGTTGCTGCGATCAAGGCCGACATGTTCATCAAGCTCAAACTCTCCTAAACTTGTTCTAAGGATCATTTCTACTGATTGAGCCAGCTCAGCATCACCCTCAACCATTTGTAACTCACCATTTTCAAAACAAAGATCCCCGTCTTTAAGCTTGAGAGTTTTCATCCTTCCCACACTCCTATGACAACTGGATCGTTTATACTGTGTGTGCGCCTCGAATCCGGATCAAACGTTTTATTGCCGTCCAGGTTATCCAGTGAACGTTCAGCAAACGAAACAAACACGCAGGACCCAACTTTAATATCAGCTTCGACGTGTTTCAAAACAGGCGCATGCTCGATTAAAGGGTATTCATGGAGATACTCACCATCATTGGTTTGAAACAGCAATTTCAGATCGGCAGTGTGTTCATCAGCATTGTAATTTACAACCCGTGCTGGCGCCGTTGTATGGATTGACTGTTTTATCCGCTGTTCGAATCCGTCAAAGAACTTTGTCGCTTTACTCATTAAATCACCCTACATTCTGTGAAAAAGTCTTTACCGTCAAAGGAATGAGAGCCATCTTTCACACGATATTTTCCTTTCGCTGTCTTGCTGTTTATTTCTATGATTGAAGCAACTGCGATACGATGCTGTAAAAGGCATTTCACCTTATACCCTTTGAGATCATCTTCCTCAAATTGTTCTGGCGTTTCCACCAGTCCTGTTGCTTCTTCGAGCTTGAAACGTTCGTCATCCCCTTGACTGAGTGGCCGAATAACAGGACGGCCCCGCCGATAATACATGACTGCCCCAGCATCATGAATGACCTCTTCAAGATTGTTTTCAATCAATCCGGTGACACGATAGCCTTTTTTATAAACTTTATTTTTAGGCAGAATGATATTTTTCACTTTTATACCGAGCACACGCAGAAGCTTATCAACAATTTGCCTTGAGGTTGTGCCAGCCTTGAACGTGATTTTCATGTATCTCTTACGGTATCTGACCTCTGTCCGAGTGCCATAATTTCGGACCGTTTTATATGTCCGGCCGTTCTTGTCTTTTTTTACAGTCACCACTGGTTTTGCGAGCTTGTACCGCTTTTTCACATAGTATTTTTCAGCAGGATCAGCGTTTTCAGTGGTTACTTTCATATGGGTGTAATCATCGCCATCTTTTGAATAGATGGCCGTTACCTTATTCAAACCGTCCCAATTATTCAGCACCTTGGTAACTTTACCGATAGTTAAAACACCGTAATCGTCTTTATAACCAGCTTGAACAGTGATAGTGCTGCCTTTTTTAATTTTGCTGATTGAATCTTTGCTTAGGTTGTATATTTCAACCTTTGTTTCATTCGGTTTGAAGTCATCATCAAACGGGACCTCAAAATGAATCTCTAAGTCCTTATAATCGAAAGTGGTTTGTGAACTGCCGTTATCTATAGTGACCTTAACGACGCGCCCAAACAGCATTTTATTCGTCGCCATCGTCTTCTCCCTCCGCATCGTCCGAGACATCATCAATATAAAGAAACACGGTTTGCATAAAATTCTCGTATGTAACCCGTGTTTCTGTATTCGATTCATCCATAGGGATTAAGGAGGGTGCCGGCAGCTTCTCGTTTACAATGTCTTCCCACAAAGGGACATTCAAAATCATTTTTTCACCCAGCACGATTGGTTCCATGTCCTGATCGTATAAATCAAGTGAGAAACTATCGTCTGTCTGGTTGTAATTGATACGCAAAATGAACGTGTCATCTGCTAAATCAAATTCAAACTGCTGGGGTATGTCCTCTTTGTCAAAAGGAATGTAATCTCTCGATGCCATGCCTTTCCCTCCTTCATCTGATCCTCATTTTGACCCCTATCGGAATTCTTCGGTCCGGCCAGGGATTCAACCGACGCAAAGCATTTACAGTGGTGCCGTATTTACGAGCGCAGCCCCAGTAAGTGTCACCCTTCTTGACCTTGTGGTATAGCTTGCTTGATTTTTTTGTTTTCTTCTTGCTAGCTTTCTTCTTTTTTCCGGCTGTTTTCACTTTCTTCTTAACCCACGGGCTTTTTGCAATACGGATTTCTTGCAACTCAATTGAAATAGCAAAACCGTTTGTGTAATCGCCTGTGTCGCGATCTATCTTTGTGATGATCACATTTTTAGCAACCTTACGCCCGGTATAAGTCAAGAGAGTACCGGCATAAGCCTGCTTTTTCAGATATTCATAATCACTATTTGCTGTTTTGCCTAATAAATAGCCAGAGACTGTTGTAGTCTCTGGCTTTCTTTGTACATGGTCCGTGATCGGGACCCCTTTTTCAACGGGATATGAAGTTACCTCCACATCCGCGCCGTCAGATTCCTTTTCATTTACAAGATTAACCTTTCCGAGCTTCGCCAATTAATAAGCCCCCTCTGGTGGATAAAGCGACTTCAGCATGTCGAAAACTTCGTCAAATGTTTCAGTTACAGCCTTTTTCACCTTTGTTTCTGCCCCTTCACTGCCGCCCTCAACTTTTACGTTGATCGACGGGTTAAAAGTGATATTGACAGATGAACTGTTTGAGCTTGTAGCAGCCTTTTCTGGTGTGTAACCAGTATCCGCGCCAAGCTCCCGACCGAGTGCAGCATACATTCCGAGTGATTGGTTTCTGTATCGTGGCTCAGTTGTGATGACATACTCCCTAAAGCCGTTTTCACCAAGCGCAGCGACTTGTGGGCTGTTAATGACTCCACCTGTCGCATAACCTCTATACGGCCCACCATGAGCCATAGAAACGAGCCCAGGGTGTTTTAAAATACCGCCGTATCTGCTGTTCAAATAGTTGATAGCAGCAAGGATCTGGTCAACTGGATTTTTAATATTTCCGTGCCCCGGTTCCTTGTGAGCGTTGAATGTGCTTGGAATGAACTGCATAAGCCCTTGAGACGGGTGCCCAGCTTTCCAGTTTGAATCCCATCTGTTCACAACATTAGGATTTCCGCCTGATTCTTTCATGGCAATGGTTTCAAGTGCGCCAGCATATTCAGAGCCAAGGCCCTTTATTGATAGCGCTTGAGCTACCCACTTTTTGACGGCTTTTGAGCCGCCACCTGAAAAGCTTTCAGCGTAACTGGACATTTTGCCTTTAACAAAACCAACTGCTTTATCTTTAACAAAATTAAAAGCTCCTTTTGCAAGATCGCCGAACGATCCGGACATAGAAGGAGCTTTAACACCCATATTTTCCAAGACCTTCGTTAACAGTTTGGATGGATGGCCGACATAATCAAATACATCAAGGGCTATGTCTTTGGCTTTTTTCACCACATGTTTTGCTCCATCTATTGCTGATGTAGCCTTGTCTTTGACCCAACCCAAAGCACCTGAGATACCTCCACCAACATTGCCACTACCGTATGCAGGGAGAGCCGATAAAGCAGCCCTTGTTTGTTTTGCGGATAACACCTCAGTGCCTTTCGGAAGGTTCATCAGTGTATCTGTTGCAGGGCTAAGCCCTACGTGTCCTGAAGGTGTCCGATACATTTCAGGTCCAGCGTTTGCCCCTTTACCGTCTCCCAGTATCGCTGGGCCTCCCGGATGTCCGCCGGTTCCGTGCGCATATTTAGGTACTTCCCATTTAGGGATATGCTTATCTTTCAAACCGATCTTATCAAGGACCCAGTTCACTCCGCCGATTACACCATTTACACCTTTTCCGAGTGCACCAGCAAGTTTGTTCGCTAAGCTTGTCACGCCAGCTGTGGCTTTATGAGCCATATTCTTGATACCGTCACCGATTTTACCTGGCAGAGCCTTTGCAGCATCGACAATATCCCAAAACTTATCAGTGACCTTCTTCCACAGACTGTGTGCTAAATCACCGACTTTTGTTCTGATAAAAGTCCATCCTTTGATAATTCCATCTGTTGCGTTAGACACTAGCTTTTTCACCATGCCGACAGCACTAGAAAAAATTTGCTTCACTCCGTCCCACATCATGCGGAAATTCCCAGTGAATAAGCCTTTGAAAACCTTCACTATTCCCATAATAATGCCGATTGCACCCTGTATTATCGCAATGATATTTTTAAGTGCAACTTGAATTATTGAGAGCACAACTGGAAACACAGCAGTCACGATATTTAGGATGAAACGGATCGCCGGAATGACCACAGTTGTGATGATATTCGCCAGAAATTGCAAAAGAGAAACAACAATCGGAAGTACCGCTTGTATGATTTGCATGATCTGCGGGAATACCTGCTGCACAACTTGAATCAAAATAGGAAGTGCTGCTTGCGCCAACTGTAAAATGATTGTTGCCGCTACAGTAAGCAATTGAGCCACGATTGGAAGAACAGCCATGATGACTTGTTTAATAATCGGGAACACTTGCTGCACCGCTGATAAAATTAACGGCAGCACTTGAACCGCTATTTGTCCGATGGATGAACCTAAAAGCTGAATCAATTGCAAAACAATCGGAAGAGCTTGTTGTACAATGCTCAGGATCAATGGGAACGCAAGCTGTATCATCTGAACCAAAATCGGTAAGGCATTTTGCACAATTGAAACAAGGATTCCTGAGAAACTGCCTATCAATTGAATAATGATTGGCAACACTGCATTAATTACGCTCAGAATGACTGGGAAAATCGTCTGGAAGCCTTGAACAAGTAACGGCAGGATGCTGCTTGCTATTTGCAAGACACTTGTCCATAAAGTACCCGACAACTGCATCCAAGCTGAAAGCAATTGCTGAATCAGTGGCATGATTTGCGGACCGATTGTCTGGAACGTTTGCGAGATAGCTGCAGCAAACAAAACAAGCGTGCCGCCTATTTGAACGAAAGCCTGCTGAAGTTGTCCGGCCAGCTGCTGAAACTGTGGCGTCAATTGCGTAACCAATTGCCCGAAAGACTGTTGAAGCGTGTTGATGATTGGCTGCAATGCCTGAAAAACAGTCGTTAGAACAGATTGTACCGATGTCCATGCCGTCTTTAAGGCCTGGCTTACATTTTGGTTTGTTTGTTGCATGCGATACAAGGCGCCGGCAACACTCAAAATAGCACCGACAGCCACACCGATTGGCCCTGACACTCCGAGGAATGCAAGTCCGATCGCCGCGACAAACGGAGCAACCAGAGAAACCATTCCTTTAAAACTGGAAAGACCGACTTTCAACTGCTCCATGAATCCTTTTACGATGCCGTTTAGACCGTCTGACAGCCCTTTACCGAAGAAATCAGAGACTGTCTTTCCGGCATTATGAATGAAGCCTGACACGGTTTTCACAGCTGTTTTATAGGCCGACTCAATTCCAGCCACTAACTGTGGATGCGATTCACCGAGACGATCCCATAATTTCAAGGATTCAGCCTGCATTTTATGAATGGCTGTGATCGCCACGTTTTGTGCGTCCTTGAATCCTTTCATGAATGCAGGTTTTAAACCCTCAGCCTCTTTGATCATGGTATGGAATGCACCGACAACCGCCGATTTCCCCATGTTAGCAAAGCGTTTCATCGCGTCTGTCGCTGGCTTGAATCTTTCCTGAAGCTTATCGAAATTCTTGTACAGCAAATAAATGCCGGTTACAAGGAGAACGATGGCCCCCGCAACGACATACACCGTGCCCGACATAGCAGCCAGCCCGGTTACAACTGGACCAATGAACATCCACAAACTGCTGAGAGCTCCAAGGAACCCATTAACTAACCCTACCCCTATCGCTAGTGGCGATAAAAGTAGGGTTAAAACAGGGATGAGAAGCATAAATCCTTGAATCATTTTCGAAAGAACAGGATGTGCCTCATTAAACTGAATGATCAGTTTCGCGACGGCCGTAATGCCCTTGTATATCGCCATTGCAAACGCTGCAAACACTTCAATTGCTGGCTGAATGGCTTTCAGTAGTGTACTGCACATCTCTTCCCATGCCTTTGAATAGCCGGGAACTGTTTGTGTTGCCGCTTTATGAAGCCCTTGGAACATGAAAAAGTTTGTAAAAGCCGCGCCCAGTGCCACCATTTGAAAACGCATATAACCCTGAGTGATCATCATTGTCATATCGTTAAGCTCTTTCATGTTGGCAGTAGGCCCGAGCATTTTCAGAGCCAAATGCGCAGCAGTACCCTGTTTCGCCATGTTCTCAAGCGTATTCGATACGGCAAGCCCCGCTTTATTAACTTGATATAACGGGTTTCCCATTCGGTCATAGTTCGCCGCGATCTTCTCAGATTGAGTGGACCGGGCCATCAATGTCCCTACAGTCTGCAGCATGCTCATGCGCATCATTTTGTTGTTTTTCATCATGTTGTCTGTGACTTGCTTGTGAGCACGTCCCAGCCTGTACACTTCATCCATAAATTGCTGATTGGTGCCAGACCAGCTGTCCATCTGGTTCCCTAACTGAAAGAAACCGTACTGGGCTCTGATCATTTCATTCCGGAAACCGTTCATACCGTATCTTTCTTCATTCCAAGCTCGACGCATTTCATTGAGCATTTGTATCGTATCGGCTTCCAGTCCACGAGTTGAGCCGCGCAAGAAGTCCATTTCCCGACTATACTGCCGGATTCCCCTATAATCTGGGGCCGGGACAGACACTGCAGCCACGTTATTCTGAACGCTTTGAGTGTTCTGCTGTGTAACGTTTGCTGCAGGCGTACCAATACGGCTCATATCAACGTTATTCAAATTCTGCCTGAGTTGATCAATTGACTCATTGGCATTTGTTATAGAAGTCTGATCAACATTGATATTGACATCAGACGGCAGGCTTTGAATAAGTCTGCTTGTCTCTTGTACCTGGGTATTCAGCTGGCTCAAACGGGATGTAACTAAGTCGATTTGAGGCCCTAGCCGTTCTATCATTTGACTGGCAGTTTGCAACGATGAGTTGTCCAAGATCATACTCATATGGATGTCTCTAAAATTCCGCTGTTGCCTTTGAACCTGAGCCATCCGTGTACGCATCTGTGAAAAACTGCCGCCGGCATCGCCGACATGATCAACGAGTCTATCTATTTGCTGATTTGCTCTTTCTAGAGGGGAGGTATCAACGTTCAATTCAACGTCAATATGCGTACTTCTCAATGCGTCTGACAACGTTCATACCCCCTCATTTCTTCTTGTTCCTCTTGTTTTCTTGCTCAATATGGATGTCGAGGGCTGCGTTTGCTTCCAGCAGCGTGTCGAGATCCATCGCCGCGACCTCTGAGAAGGAAAACTTCTCAGACATCACGAGCCGATACATAGGCCAGTTGTCACTCGCCTTCTTTTTGTAGAACTGTTTCGGCTTCGGTTTCGGCGCTAAGAAAGGTTTGAACCTCTTTCATCAGCTCAAGGAAACCAGGTTTTTTATCAAAATAGTCATAGCTTACTTTCGGTTCAACAACTACTTCTTTCATGTACAGTTCATACAGTTTTGCAGACGAAAACATCCCTGTATTGATATTGATAGCTTCATCGTTAAATTCAATTGAACGACGTGTTCCCGGGTGTTGAAGAGTGTACTCAGTTCCTTGGATAGTTACTTTCTTTTGTTTACCGAATTTTGACATAGGTTTTCCCTCCGCTTGTTTAGTTTGCATATATTGAAAAGCAGCCCTATTGGACTGCTTCTTTGCGTTTGATTTCTTCTTTTTTGCCATAGCTTAATTACTGTTCCAATACTGTATAGTCAAAGACTTGAATCTCGAACTCACGATCTCCAATCTCGTCACTGAATTCAGCATCAGCAGGCTTTTTGACCATCGCTTCTGTTCCACCGATTTTTTCCTGTCCACCAGTAACCCAGATCGGGAAAGTTTGGGCTGTATTTGCCAGTTTGTTTAGGTACGGCACGAATGGCGACCCCATGGAAAGAGTCAGTGTGATTGTTCCAAGTGGATTGTTTTTCGTTGCAACACTGACATCACCCTTGGCACTGACTTTCGTCGAGAACTTTTCTTCATCTTTGGAACACGAAACCATTGTACCCTCGGAATAACCCGTTACGATTTTCCCGTCAATGTTCGTGTTGACTTCATTTGCATCATAAACGTATGCTGCCATTGTTTAGATCCTCCTTAAATTGAGATTTCACCAGTGATTTCAGCAGAATGAACCGCGCCAGCCAGCTCAAAAGTAAAGGACAAGCCGTCGTATACACGATTTTTTCTGTTTTCATCTGTGATTTGATCACGGGTTTTAGTGCTGATTGAATACACTGGCTGCCCGTCTGCATCTTCGGCAACGATGCCATTTGCAAAGGCTGTTTGCAGAACGTTTGTGACCTGTACACTCAGTAATGAAAAACCAGCATTCGAGAACGGGATTTTACCGTTGTTTGAGAATGCTGATTGAATAGAGGTTTCAATATTCAATTTCACCCAATCTTTGCCGTGCAGCACGTCGATATATTCCCCGGATGCAGTAATGCCTTCGGATGTCTCGTTGTGGCCCGCTTTGGTTACATAAGCAATAGCCCCTTCTGTGTGCAGTTTCTTCAGCTCGTCCGCTTTAATATCTTGAGGCGTGATACCTACGATATTTTTAAATTTCCAAGTTACTGATCCCACTGTATGAGAAGCAACCGAACCAACAAGGCCGGCGTCTGGATGCTCGTCATTTAAGGGGTGATAGAAAACGATTGTGCGGTCCTTACCTTTGTAAGAAGCAACTTCTTCACGGTCAGTAACCTGTAAGACTACAAATTTATATGACTTCTCTTCCATGGCTTTTGCAGCTTCCAGTCTTTCATCCGCTGTAGCATCAGCAAGGATCAGGAAGTGCCAGTCATTATCGAAATACTCGTCAAACGCATTCCGAATAGAGAATGTTCCTTGTGTAGTAGCTCCTTCTTCTGGTGTTTCTGTGCTGCCTCCATAAGTACCGATAGCAACCTTTGAAGGTGCATTGTCACCCTGTGCAAAGATAGCCGCAGCCTTTTTGTATGCTGCTGTCGTTTCCGGATAGTCTGCCTTAATAGCTTCTAATGAGCCATATTCTTTATATGTGTTGTGGCCGTCTACCTTTGCGAGAATCAGGGGTGTTCCCAATCCTTTAAGGCTGGACGGTTTCACTAAGTCAATTTTGACTGTAACGTCACTAAGTGGCATATGAATTACCCTCCTGTATTTTCAATTCGTACAGAGTCGAAAACCTCTGCATTTGCTTCTCCATGAGACACACGCGTTCTAAAGCGCGTATCGAAGCCGTGACGGCGTTCTGTGTCAATCGTGATAAATGTATCTCGATTACCGAAACCGTCGTTCCTGACCCACGCCAGCCCATTATCATGAAGTTTTTGACGCGCTTCAGCTGTTTTGAAGTACGCCGCTGTTTGTTGAGCAAGGGAAATGGCCTCAATATGGCTGTTTGAAACCCATGTAAAAGAGAAAACAAGCTCGATGTCTTCCGTTAACACTCCCTGTTCTTCAATGCCTCTATGTTGGGGCAAATACGGGGATGTCACGGTATACGTGCAAAAAGGATAGACAGGTTGTTTCCCTGTACCATTTGCAACGATAACAACATGGCCTGTTTTCTCTCTAATCAGTCCCAAGACTGTTTGTATTATGCTGTTGTAGTCCATCTGAATTGATCACCGCCTTTAAGATATAGCTGTTGAAATCGGCATACGTCCCATAAGGCGTCATCGCTTCAACATCAAAGGTGGCACCATCAAAAATCACCTGAGCTTTCAGAGGAATTTCATTCTTGATAAATAGCTGCCTGTCCATAGATGTAAGCCGGCCGCCAGATTGATAGACCAATTGAGACTGCAAAGGAACTATTGCCCCTCTTTCGTCTGACTTCGTCGGTTTCGGTGGCACCCATTCGCCGAGATCATCGTATGAGCCTTCTTCAGATGGAATAAGCAATGTAAAATCAACGCTGTACCGCTTAATCAGATCAGAAAATATGAAATGATTCCCCATCAGCTTTCAACCTCATAATCCATAGAGCCAATCATTTCCCCGGTATCAACCAATGGATTTGAAGAGCCTTTCTTTTCGGTTGTAAATGGATGGTTTGCCGGGTTCCGCAAGTCTCGGGCATACACTTGAAGCCGCCCTTTCGCAAGCAGGCCGACTGTTTCCATAATGTCATTCATCGAATCGCCATTCTCTAACGCTCTATTGACCAGATCCTCTACCTTTTGAACGATCTCTTCCTCGTTCTCGTCCCATCCAGCACGGATGAAAGAACGCTCCGGAATGTTGATATATTGAGTTTCTTTCTTGAGGTACAGCCCTTTTGCAGCAAGGTAGTTCCGCATGCGATCAGTTACAGCAATACGGCAGCCAAATTCGTGAACAGCCGCGATCATTTGCCGTTCACTGTCCAGGATTCCAACTTTCACCTTACCGACGGAACCGAGGTTTCTTATGACTTCTGGAATACGGTTGCTATCTCGTACCCGGACGTTTCTACGTGCCATTAGATCACCTCAGTGCCCTAAAGCGTATTTTTCTGTAGGGTCGGAATAACTCATGAACAGGATTGAGCCTTTCTTCATCAGCCGCATAGGATCTACTCATGCCCCCAATTGATTCAGATAGAACACCGGACGGGCTTTCTCTGTCAATCTTAATTAATAGGGCAATCCCCTTTTTTACGGCTGGAGGAAGAGACACAGTATTATCTGGACCAACAAAGAGATTGTTGCAGTATGCCATCGCATATGAAATACCATCTTCCAGATCAATTTGCAGTTTGGCATCCTGCGATGTGTCTTCAGCTGGAATCCCTAACCTGACTTTTAATTCTGCCAAGTCCATTTTTCTCATTCCTTTCAAAGAACCGGTTCATATGTCGCAAAACATCGGCAATTAATATCATTGGATGGATCACCGCTTTGTCCCGGCGCTTCTGCTGTTACATGAATACCATTTTTATTGATGCCAAGATCAAACAACTGATTGACCATGCGTTCCTGCCCTTCTAAATGGACATGATCCGCATGTTTTGTCTCACGAACTCTTTCATCACCAACGTTATGCCAGATTTTTTTCATGTTGATGCCCCGCGACTGAGCTTTTTTAGCAGCGTCAAGTGTTGCTTTTTCCCTTGTGCGATGCATTTCTGTATTGGCTATGCGCTTTGATCGGTTGTAACTCAGGCCGACATCAGTCTGCAGCTCCTTCGCAACCTGAGCAAAGCGTTTCCGCTCAATAAAACCGCGTTCGATTGTCTTGTTAATCTGCTGTATTGTCTTTTTGCGGTCAGTTTCAATGGCTTTGTCCATTTGTGTACTTTTAATAGCCCACTGAACGTCTTTAGGAGCCCATTCAGCAGGCAAATTCAGCTGCTTCATTGTTGCTTTAGGCCGCGCAAGTTTTATCCCTATCGCAGCCAGAACGCCAAGGATCAGCCAGCTGTAAGATGATTCGTAGGTTTCTTCAAGGAATTCCATAATCATAGCTTTGACTTTCGCTGAAAGATCACTAATCAATGATGTGATTTCCCGCTTTATACGGTTTAGATCACCGTGTCGATTAGCATCAGCAAGTGTCGGTTCTTCGATTTGATCAAGCTTGACGAATAACGCAGTCAGCTTTGACAGCACATCTTTTGAAGCACGCTGAAAAAGCCGCTTGAGTTTCCGTAAGAATTCCTTAGTTTTACGGTTCAACGGCTTCAAAAGCTCTTTTTCAGTTTGTTCTTTATCCACCGCTTACCCTCCTACTCTTCGGCTGTTTCTTTGGCGTTAGACTCTTGTGTGTCCTCGGCTTCTTTTTTACTTGTGCCCTTGTCCAGCTTATAGCCAAGCCCCTTATAAACTACCTCGAAAGCACGTTCAGTCACTTCCAAAGAGTCTCTTCCTTTTTTGATCCTAACCATTAGGCAGTGGCACCTCCATCAACAGCAGGGACTAAAGCTGCAAAGGCATCCTCTGCAAGAGTAGTGAATCCGACTTCCATAGTTGCTCGAAGTGCGAACATGTCACGCTCGAATAAGTTTAGAGGTTCGCCGGCTTCATCTACAGTTGTTGTCAACGTTGCATCCTGAGAAATGGTATATTCAATGTCCTGAAGAATACCATAACGCGCATAGTCCCAAGCCCCTGTAATAAGGTCAGCTTTTGTTTTATCCCATGATTTGCTGTCAACAAACCCAATAGGCAACCCAAGAGCTTGAGGTGTTGCATCTGCTGTCACTTGGTTAAATAGTGGCAGCCCGTTATTATCTTTTGCAGCGCGTAACTTTTGACGGAAACGTCTAATAGTTGTAAATGCATCAGGATCTTTGTCTGCATCTTCTACAAGCGCCATTACTGCAGCGAGATCGTCATAAACAGTTGCCCCTGAACCCGCGCCAGTACCAGATGTGATCTTTTGGCCGGACTTGTTGACTCTTTCCATGATTGATACACCTGTCTCAAAAGGCGATCCCACCCCAAACAGTGCGGCTTGGTCAAACTTGATTGCAAAAGCTTCTCTAATAGCTGATTGCATTTGAGTAAAGAAGTCAGCAACTGTGTAGCGTAAGAATTCTTTTGAAACTGGAATGATAACCGCAAGTTTCTTCGATGTCATTTTTGCTGTGAGCCATTTGGCGCTGCTTGTTTGAATGCGTTCACCTTCACCAACCCAGTAAGCGCCAGGTCCTTCTGCTAAGTACGTGAATGTCTTTACCGGTTTTGTCATCGGTTCATATTTAGCAAGCTGTGTGATTGCAGATGTCTGCATAAATTCTTTCAACACAATTTCTGCTTGTTCTTCTGGGATTTTCCCAGTTACTGCATCTTGTAGTAATACTGTTTTGGGATTAAATGTTGGCATAATAGCCCTCCTTATTTTCTGATATTTGCTTGGTTAGCGAGTGCCCCAATATCAACCGCCCCGCCAGCTGGTGTTGGATCACCTTTTTCGAATTTAGTGCCGCTCTCTTTAAACTTGATATCTACGGCATTTTGAACTGCTGCATTGAATGTCTCTTCAAACTTACTGAGATTGGCAAGTGTTGTTTCCTCGTCTTCGCCAATAAAATAGTCAATAACTCCTTTAGGCAACTGCTTTTCATCAGCTACATTCAAGGCTTTATTGACTAGCGCTTCACGATTACGTGCTGCTCTTTCTCGTTCAATCTCGCTTCTTAATTTCTCCAATTCAATCTGTTCTGGTGTCTTGCTAGGGTTACGTTTTTGCAACTCCTCTTCAATCAGATTTTCAAGATTGTTTGCCTTCCATGTATCAAGACCTTTTGTGAAGTATGAGTCCAGCCGTGGCTGAATGAGTCGTTTTCCCTCTTCTGTCTCAAGGAACCCTTTCACCTTATCTGCTGATACGGCCGAAAGTTCTCCTACAAATGCTTTTACTTCTTCATTGTCTTTATTCTCAGCAAGAAACTGCTTGATTTCTTCAATATTCACTTATGATCAACCTCCGCGCCGTACAGTACGAGCCTGCACGTCAAAGTTTCCCGGCTTTTAAGGACTTCCGGCAGGTCAGATATCGTCTTCATCATTGTCCTTTTCATCATCAAGATCATAGGCATCTTGTTCGGCTTTCATTCTCTCAATCTCATATTGAACATCATCAACGAAAGAAAGCATGGAAAGCCGTGTTTCTTCGCTTACCTGGCCTTTAAGTTCTGCAGCAATCTCGGCTTCTTCAAGGATATTTGACGGCAAATTCCGTTTAAATGAGAACCAGACCTTCAAATAATCATCAGGTTTCACTTTGCTCTTTTTCGCCCATGCAGAGCAAAGCAACTTGTACTGATACCGCAGAGCAGCAGTCATTTTCCGCTCCATTGTGATGCACTTATTCTCAAGGGCCATCAGCTTGTATTTCATTGCAACGCCTGTCACATTCCCGCCGAATGATTCATCAGAGAAATTGACCGACTTTGCAAAACGAAGAATGTTTTCTTCAAGCCTGTTCAGATGGTTTTCAATCATGGTGTCGTTAATGTCTTTTGTCAGGAATTTCACGTCATCATCTTTCCCGAACAATTCAAAAACACCGTTCTTTTTCAGTTGCTGGATTTCTTCATCATCCATACCAGCGCCCTTTAAAATCAAATAAGCCAGTCGTAGCTGTTCAATCTCGTTTGATGCATCTGAAAGAGTGCGATCGTATGCATCTATAAGTTGGATCACCTTTTCCGCATCGCCCATCTGTTCATCATTATTAGGCAATCCGAACAAAGGACAGTAATTAAACATGTGTGGCTTCTTTTCAAGCAAAATCCAGTTACCTTCTCTTTTTTCAAAGAAATAAGCTTTCTTATCATCATAAAATGTCACTTTTTCGCGCTGAATACTTTCATTGTTAACCCAGTCAAAGACTGTATAATATCTCAGTGCAAAAGAAGGCTCTGTGATATCATTCTCAGCGATGAAAACAGCTTCCCAAGGGTTAACATTCGCAACTCTTTCCGAGCCGTCAGGAGCAATATACGCAAGCCTAGCACCATAACCACTGATGGCCGCTTTCTTACCCCATTCGCTATCAGCATCAGCAATGTTATTCACGGTATTAAACCGATTGATTTGCTCAGCCAAGGCTGTATTTTTGTTTTCCCCGTCTTTCTCCGTCTCGTAAGAGATTGGATGACCAAACATATACCCAACCTTTGTATCCACTATCTCGGCATCAAAAGCATTATTGAGGCGATTGTTTACCAGGTGGTCAATACGCCGTACCGCTCCTGTTTCAAAATTCTCGAACTGAGCTGCTTCACGCTGTAAGATTGGAACACCAGCAACGCTTGTTTTATAACGTTCATACTGAGCTATGGCTTTTTCTTTGATCGGCTTATGCTCGGTTATGATCTGATCAATGATGGTGCCGTCAATCTCATTATTCCGAAGATAATTTAAAAACTTGTTCATGTTCTCACCCCTTTCCTTTGCGTCTCATAGGTTTGTTGTGTGTATAAATGGCATAACGGATAGAGTCGAGTACATCGTCCCACTCTTTAACCGGCTCGCCTGTATTCGGATTCCAAACATACATAAAGATTTCTTTTTTAAAACGACTAACTTTATCTTCAACAATAAAAAGCAGATCCCGCTTGAACAGCCGAGCCACTTCTTCAATACCTGAAACAACTGCTTTATCAGCATCTAACGCACGAAGCTTCTCTCTACGAAAACGCACGATGTGTTCAGGCCGAGCTGTATCACAATAGAAATTAATGTTGCCATACCGCTCTTTGATGTCCTTTGCTACCTTCACCCAGTAGTCAATCTCTTCGTGCTGCTTGCAATGTTCTTCGAGCAAATAAAAACACCCTTGGTCATCTTGTCCAATTACGACAATAGAACCCGGGTGCTCATATCCCCAGTCAACGCCAGCAAAATATTTTGTAAACCTACCCTGTTTCTCTTTTAACTGGTCTGAACTGATATAATGCTTGTCTTTGTTGAAATCCTTGTATATTACGCCTTCTGGAGCAACCCAATAGCCGTAAATGTCTCGATCTGTAAACATTCCGCTCGGTGTTGAAGCAACAATACTTTCGACATACTCAGGATCAAGAAAGTTGTTATCAAACAACGAGAAGTGAAAAGACCGGATATTCAGCCGGCCGTTTTTCAGCCGCTGCCCGTCTTTGTCGATATAGTCCGTTTTGACGGTGTGCATCGGGTTTTCAGGGTTTGTATCCATCATGACCATTGCACCCTTATAGGAGCAACGGGAAATGACTTCCTTCACGAATGAATCATGCAGGGCCGTCGCTTCGTTTAGGAACGCGCCAGCTGATGTGAAACCCCTCGCCTTTTTCCATGAATCTGCATTTGCACCGTCAAAGCAATAAACGCGATTGCCGAATATCTCAACGGCATTCGCTTTATCAAGGCGCAATTCTTTCCCCAGGATCAGCTCTAAATCATTTAGGATATTCCGCTTTATAGAAGCCTGAGTTGCCCCGCCAATGATAAAAGAAAGCCCCATGTTTTGATATTTACTGATGTGCCCAAGGAACGTCAAAAGGAGCACGAATGTTTTTCCTGCCCTTTTCGCCCCGCTGCATATTAAGATTTTCGGCTGCTCTTCAATAAAGCTATTCCATACTTCTTGTTGCTTGGAGTTAAGTTCCATGAGGTTTCACCATCTTCCGCAGCATGGCAGCAACTTCATTTTCTTTAGAGTTTCCATTATCGCCGTTAATATCTTTCTTCGCTTTCTCGATATTCAAGCGCATTTGCTCCAATTTAAGGCGCCGTTCGTCTGCTTCATGAGCCAGCTGGTCAAACTGCTTGATCAGGCTCCGGAGCTCCCCCATTGCCCGAGATTGAGCGTTCAGGAATGTTGCATGACGATCCCAAGCGAATTGTATTTCAAACTCTTCTTCAGTGACAGCCTTTTCGAAATACTCATTGCCCTCTTCGTCCTCTTCTGGATGATAAGTGTATTTGGCCTTTTTCAGCTCTTTTGCAAGGTCATCTTTATTCTGTACAAACATAATGCGTTGCGCCCAGATAATGGCTGCATATTGAATTTGTATCTGATCCCATATCATATCGGCAGGCGAACGCTCCTGAATCTCTTCCATGATCTCAAGCGTCTCTTCTGGCAAGAATTTAGAGAAAAAGCCGTGAGTCACAGCGTTTTGATTGCCTGCCGGAGCTGCACCGCCTTTGTTTCCTAATGCGTTTTTATTACCGGATGGCGCACCCACCTTTTTTGTGTGCACACTTTTTTCAGAGGGTGCACCCTTTTTCCTTTCCCAACCGTGCCGCTGTTTCCACGATTTAATGGTGTTCATCGACACCCCGTATTTCTCGGCAAGGTCCTTGTATTTCATACCTTTGACGTAATCCTTATACGCCTGAATGTGCTTTTCGGACATCTACATTCACCGCCGCCCCCTTCTAGATTGTGTTTGTTTTGGAGATCATTTTCTCGGGAGGAACTCGTCATCGTGCAAGACCAACAGCCTGCACATATGTTTCCGTGTCATGTATTGTCATTGTTGTGCCATCCTTCATATTGAAAGTAGCAACATAGCCATCTATCTCATGAAAGTTCTGCTCCATCCAATTAATCAGTCCGTTTGTTGGACCAGGAAAGACTCTCCTCACATTACTCATATAGCTCCCGCCTTCATCAATCCTTTTTGATATTGAAGGTTATCCCGTGAATACAGACTGCAATCCAAAAAATAAAACCCATCGTCATAAACGGGTGTGCATAAATTGTCTCCATGCTGTTCCTCCTTCATATTCTCTCTAAACCACCACCGCGCTCAAGCCGTTAACCGCCAATTGTCTATCCTGAGACTTACCGGAAGCAGTTTACAGAGAATATAAAAAAACGCCCCCCCGAAGGAGCGCAATTCAAACTAATTATTTTTTTAATGTTGCTGTTCCTCTACCGAAATCGTATTTCTCATTACATTGCTTGCAATAACAATCAATCTCGGTACTTCTGAAACCGGGAATATTTTCTTTTTCGTAAACTACTAGTCCACTTCCACAAGGACATTTATATTCTTCTCTTATCACGTCACCACTACCGGCTCCATATCCTTGATGCTCATATTCTGAATTGTTAACTTGAATAAGATTCACACATCACCCCCTTACTTTAGTATCGGCAAAAGAGAGTGACAAAGGAACCATTTGCAAAATTTGTCGAACGAAAGCGCCCTTCATAAATAGGTGGCAGTCGTAAGACGAAAATATAGATTTTTTCGCTTTTGACTATTGTACGTATTATTTATACGTGTTATAATATTATTGAAGGGAGGGAAACATGAAGTCTTCAAGAGAAATCATAAAGATACTTACAAAAGATGGGTGGTACTTAAAACGAGTAGTCGGGAGTCATCATCACTTCCAACACCCAACTAAACCGGGAACAGTAACAGTCCCACATCCGAAAAAGGACTTCAAACCCGGAACATTAAATTCAATACTTAAACAGGCGGGGCTTAAATAGCCCCTCTTGTAAGGAGGTTTTATATATATGGGGAAATATATATTTCCAGCGATTTTTGATTCAGGTGAAGACGGAAGCGAAGGCTATACGATTACATTTCCGGATCTCCCTGGCTGTATTTCTGAAGGCGATGACTTAGAAAATGCAATGAGCATGGCTAAAGATGTTCTTGAGGGCTTTTTATATGGTATGGAAGAAGACGGGGAAGAAATCCCTTCACCATCCAATCCAAGTAAGCTTGATGTACCGAAGACCGGTTTTGTTGTCATGGTAAACGCGTGGACTGACATCGTACGTGATGAAATGGAGAACAAAGCTGTCAAAAAGACTTTAACTGTGCCTAAATGGCTTGCTGAGGCAGCAGAGAAAGAAGGCGTAAACTTTTCGCAGCTTCTTCAATTTGCCTTACGTGAACGCCTTGGTCTGAATAAAAAATCATCATAAGAAAAAGCCTATTCACGCTAAACAGAATAGGCTGTGTTCTGCTCTATTTTTCATTTTCAAACGGGAACGTTCAATATTCTTTTGAACCGTTCCTTTTTTTATGTTCAGCAGCTGGGCGATCTCTTCGAAAGACATGTTTTGTACAGTATGCATGATGAAAATGTCCTTTTCTCTTTCAGTAAGGACAGAAAGGGCATCAGCAATCCTTTCTTTGTCCCAATCACTTACCTCTCCTTCTGGCTCCTGATTGATCGCATACTCTTCTGGCATTGCATCAATGATACGAGGATCAGCAAGAATCGTTCTTTGATAAACGTCCCTTCTGTCAGCTCCCCGGCGTGCTCCCGGTTGTCTCCCGTTCTGCAGCCATTCGAGAGTGAATTCAATATCGCTGATCATACTGCCAATGATCTTCTTATCGTTCTTTTGTTCCGCTGTCATTTCAACTTCCGGTGTTTCCGAGAATGCCCGGTACATCTTTCTCGCTTCTTTTAACGCTCTTTTGTATTCAATGATTAAATCCTGCATGTTTATCCTCCTCTTATTTACGCTTAAAAGCGCCGCCTTTGCCTCTTCTTAGCGTTTGTCTGTCTTGCCCCATCATTTGCCGCCAAAACCGTTCAGAACGCTCCTGCGCGTTTTTATTGGGCTTTTTCTTTTCCTGTTTCATGTCATCCCTCCGCTCAAATAAAAAACGGACACCAAACAAACAGCGCTTATGCTGTAAGTTCAGTGTCCGCAGGCTTTCCGTCTTGGACTTATTTAGTTTTAATTGAATCCCATTTGGTTCAATGCTGATTTTACTGCAAGTGGCACCACGTCCACAGGCTCAATATTTGGATTCTTTTTATATTCCACATAGTACAATGATATTAATTTTGAAGTCTCACTAACCATTTGCATTTGCAATGGCATGATTTTTTTCATTTCATCAAACATCATCTGCATTTCAATATCTGAAAACTTATTCCCCATCACTCCGCAGCCTCCACTTCGCATTTGGCACCTTTGAAAATAGTTTCATAATGTTCGTTTGTATAATGCCCTCTCAACTCTCGTTTGACTTCTAACGTTACATTGCCAACGTTTCCGAATTTCTTTTCTAAATGGCTTTTGATTATTTGTTTCACTTCTTCAGGCGATAACGATACCTTCATTTTCATTCTCCATCGTCACCCACCTTATAATATCCACTTCCGTAAACCCTCGTCCTACAAGAAAATCTTTTATCGCTTCTGCTTCTATTCGTGTGAAAAACTCCAAGTCCATCGGTACCGATATGATTGAGTTGCGATTAAAGGAAACTTCCGCATCATGGACAATAATGTCATCGGTGAAATACTCAAGATCGCTACCTGTGACGTAAGCATGTTCCCCTACCTTTATATAACATTTTCTTATTTCTCTCACTCCGCGCCCTCCTTCACAGGTAGAAACAGATCAATCATAAACAAGTTAGGGGTGAAAACCCCATCCGGTTTCGCCTTCTCAAATTGAAAAACCTCTACCACGAATCCTAGATCATGCGCCGCTTGTATCCTTTCACACGCTTCTTTTAGGGTTCCGGCTTTGACTGACGTCACAGCTTTTTTATACATTCTCCGCATCCTCCAATAACTCAGTATTTCGGTAAACATCACCGATGATTTCAAGATCGCCTGCCATAAAAGCACCACTACCATTTCCAAGACCTATATCAAGATAAAAACCAGCTTGCTTGTTGTCATACTTAACTACGAACTTCGTATCAGTGTTATGATCCAAAATGAAATCATTGTCATAAATCATCTTTCCGTTCTTATCCTTCAACCCGGTGTTCCACATGAGAGCTGCATTTTTTTGTGTGCTATCTGCAATCCTAATCAGATGAAGTGATGAGTCGGTATGGCGGTACAATCTCCATCCCACGGCTGTAATAATGAGATCCATTCCCTCATCATCCCAATAATGCATCTGCTCTCCATCCCAAACTCTGTATGCTGTGTTCATTTGTTTTCGTTCTCCTTTTCCTTTTCATAGGACTCAATTTGATCATTAACCAAATCCAAAACACTCGGCTGACCCTCGTTCAGCTTTTTGATCATAGCTTTCCAATCGTTATAATCGATTTCATTCACGCTATTTCCTCCTCAACGCCCATGCTGCAGCCGCATTTCGGGCAGCGTGCATCTGGGCGGATTTTTATATCTAATTCGTTGTGACCACATTCAGGGCAGCTGTATTCGATCATGATGTCATCCCCCTATTCCCAGCCGACTGCAATTGCAAAGAATAAAACCAAAACCATCGCCCCAATGAGCCAGCCATTTGTCTTATCACGTTTTGCAATGATTGTTTCATCACCGATCATTTTCAGATCGTCTGACTTCGCCACAAGCACCGGTATGTAATCTGGATGCACTTTCAAATATTCCGCCGCTTGCTCAACTGTCATCGCTTCGTCCTTCGTGGCTTTGACTGCCCGCTGAAGCTCAACTTGTAAAGGGATCATTATGCATCCTCCTCCATGTCATAAACCTCAACCGGTGGCATTTCGCCAAGCCTGCTGAACATGTGCTTTCTTTGCTCCATGAGACATTTATCAAAAACAGCCGTACTGTGCTTATTGATGATTTTGATTAAATCCTTACCAACGCTCTCGAAAAATTTCAACGTGTCCTCTTTGTCGATTGTCATCTGATAGATTTTAGAGGTCATCGGAATTTTAAGAACTTGTAGTCCGGTTGTTACCTCTGATACGTTAATATGATCAAACGATGGAATAGCGCAGAAACGATATTTTCCAACTTGAATCTCATGGCCAACCGCCGGCTTCCATTTGCTATCCTCTGGCTTACGTGTATTACTAAAGGCTAAATAGAACTTCTTCACTTTTTTGTCTACTGTAATTTTCATTTCACATCACCCTCCAATTCATTTTGGGCAACTGTTATCGCAAAATTGAGATTAGTAATGATCTTCTCCAATGCCTGTTTGTATCGCTTCCTATCGCCGCTTAGATGCTGAATGTCCTTTTGAGCCTGCCGGAACTGATGAACCGTTACTTCCTCCTGGCGTTTGTTTTCCGCGATGATTTCCCGCTGCTTAACAGCCAGTTCAGCTTGCTCAATAAGCCAAGCAATTTCCTTCTGTGGAATGTATGTCAGTTTTTTTAAACGTTCAATTCTCTCTTTCATGTCCGTTCCTCCCCCGCAGGGGAAAGCCCCTGCTATTAGAATTTGTGGCCGATCCTATAATCTAAACGAGACAGACCGCCCTTAATTGTTTGAATGATTGTTTCTCCGTGTTCTGGGGTTTCAAGGACATGTGCAGTGCCCTCGTTCCCATCTAAAATAAGAATCTGTATTTTGCCCGGCTCGATTGCCTGTTGGATTGTTATATCTTTGCTTAAATTAATTTCCTGTGGTTTGTTCACCTAGCGCGCCCCCTGTGCATGTGCTATGATAGAAGTACCAGTTCATATCAGAGCATCGGGGCATACGCTTCGGTGCTTTTTTGTGTTTAATAGTGATCCGGTTTCCATCCGGCCATTGTGAATGTTGGCGATGGTTTCAATTCCTCCCGGTAAACGATCGGATGTTTTTTCAAGTATTCAGCCAGCTGTTCCGGCGTCATCTTCCATTCTTCAACCGGTCCTGGCAGGTAAGGATTGATGCTTTGCTGTTCCATGGTATTTCCCTCCTGAATTGATTTTGGGTATTTCCGTGCCGCCGAGCTTCTTGCAATCAGAACCCATTCGGCTGGCGCATGCCTTAAACTGAGAGCAACGTGTCATACAGGCCATGAGCTTATCTTCTTCCTGTACCCACAACGGCCGATCGTCTGCGATTACCACGTTTAACAGTGGACTTTCCCGCCTTTCTTTTGAGTTTTTTAAGCTCGTCCAACTCGATGAAGCCAAGTGACTTATCCAGAGCCAGCACCTTGAGTGGCGTTTCATAACGCCGCTCATACAACTTGCGTTTGATGGCAAATTCCTTTGTTTCCACGCCCTTGATATCAATGATCTCGATGCTGCCATCAAGATTATGAACCTCAAAGTCTGCAATATATTCAATCTTCCGAAAAGTTTTGCCGTTCTTTTTGAATGTCTCTTGCAGTAGGAACCGTGGCTGCAGCTTAAAATCTTTGATCTGCTTGCTCAACTTGAGCCATTTCAGCTGCTCATAGTATTTGGCTTCGGCCCGGCTGTCGAACGTGATGCCGTCTACCTGTGTTTTTCTGGCGCCGTACTTATTTGCTGGCATGTGATGCCTCCAAAAGCTCAGGATCTTCGTAAATGTTGCCGATGACTTCTGACGCCCCGTTGTAAAAATTCAACCCTCTTTCTGAATGATGACCAACAATATATCCAGAACGTTTTGTTTCATTTCTTATGATCGTGTAACCAAACCCTTGCCCCGTCCATAAGACTTCCATGTGATAATCTTTGTTTTCTTTATTGCTAATTTGCAAAATATCTCCTTCATAAATCTCCCGGCCGTTCTTGTCCTTAAATCCGGTGTATTGCATATAAATGCCATTCTTCTCGGCAAAAATTTCATTTATATCACCATTGAATTGCGGTGTTAACATACCAATATTTTCTCCATACCAAGCGCGAAACTTGATTTCCCTCATTCTCCTTACCTCCCGTCATTTTCTTCCCATTGCTGAATCTGCTTTTCTTTTGCTGGCGCCGTGAGTATGATGGCCGGCAGCAGGATCACCGCTTTAAGCACTGCGCATCAGCTCCATTTGTCTGATCTTTTCCTCAAGCACCCGGATAGCCGGTGTGAGGTCCTTGCCGCCCTTTTGTTCAGCAGGCCCGAACAAATACATTCCTTTGGATCCTTTAACGTTCGTTTTCTCGTTCAATCCCAATCACCCAATCTATGATTTAATTCCATCCGATTGCCCTGAATGATCACGGTGTAGTATTTGCACATCTGGTGAATCCGGGAGCCCAGCGCCTCGTCAACGTCCAGCAGTTCGTCCGTTGTGAGCTCAGAAGAGATCAGCAGAGGCTTATGGTTGAGGTAGCGATAATTCACAACTGACTGGATCTGTTCGACTTGCCATTCAGTGGCCCGGGGTTTCCCGCTTACTGGCTTGAATAAGTCATCTATAAACAACACATCAACCTTCCGCATGGCATCCAGCTTTGTTTCCAGCTGGTCAAAGTCGTTTTTGAGATCACTCATGCCCTCAACGTAAGGAAAGTACAGGCAGTGTGTAGATTTCTTCTTAATGAGGTTGTTCATGATGGCCGTTAACAGATGGGTTTTGCCGCTGCCCGGCTGTCCCAGCAGAGCAATGCTATTGGCGCGCTCTCCCCTGATCTTTTCAAAGTCTTTGAAGTATTCGACCGCACATTCATAGGCATCTTTGATCATTTGAGGCTTGCCGTTTGTAATGAAATTCCTAAATAAAAGCATTTCAAATTCCTCCGTAATGCCGCTGGCTGCCATGAGCCGCGCTATTTTTTTCCGTTTCACACATTCACATTGCTTGGAATAGGTGTCCTTCCATTCCCGGGCTTTATCCGGCGCACAAACCTTTCCTGAAAGAAATTCATCTTCCGGCACCATGCTCTCAGGCACTAATAGATCCAGCTGTTTCTCTAAATTCCATTTTGTATCCTTGTGAACCCGATAAATCACAACGCCGCGATCCTTGCACTCGGGGCACTCATACTCAACCTTTTCTTCTGAGTCGGCCTGTTCTGTTTCCCAGGAACGCGATTTTGCTTGAAGACCCTTCATCATTGCTTGGAACGCTGTGTCTATGCTGACTGCTTTGTTTATTGCCATACTGTTGTTTCTCCTTTCTCTTTTGGCTTAATGGGTTGGATAGGATCGCCTCAATGTAGTTCAGGCCAACATTGCTGCCTTTATTTCTGAAAGCCAGTTTCATTGCTTCCATGACCTTCTCTTCGCCGTAATCATCCACCATGTAGCCGATTCTTTGCGCCTCAATGGTGCCGATAGAACGAGCGACCTTATTTTCAAATAGCTCAAAAGCGTTTTTCATTTTTGGATCAACCTCCTGCGTTTCTTGTGGTGCTGGTGCAAGTTCAGGAACAGGCTTTTCTGATGGTTCCTGCTCTGATACAGGAGTTTCAAATGAGATCAGCCTGTATTGCCCTGCCTTTCTCCCCTGCGGCTTATATTCGATTCTTTTAAGATCAATCAGCATCTTTCTGTGTTTGATCAACGTATTTTCGGAAATCTCAATCTTTGCTTGCAGAGTGGTATTTGAAGTGGTGAACCACTCCCGCCACCCTGCCTTGTTGTTGATGTGCAAAAGATGAAACCATAATGCTTGAGTTGTAGCAGACAACGGATTCGTTTCTAGCCAATTCATGAAACCGTTCATTTCTTTCAGGTAGTTCATGGCTCACCTACTTCCTTTCACACAGTGCTGTCATTCCGCTGATGCGGATTAAACGTAAGCCAGGTTCATTTGTTCTGAGATAGCCTTCAACATAAGCACGGAACAGCTGCGCGCGATTTGGCGCCCCTTCCGTCAGCCATTTGTAACAGAAGGGGATGCCGACTTTAATCAAATGGGAGGTCATCTTCGCTGATGTCTACAGGCTTGCCGTCAAAAGGATCAGCATCCTGCGCGCTTGGTTTTTCGTTCAACTGTTGAGGCTCGCTCAAAAACTGATTACCGCCTAAATCCAAAACATTATCGTCATATACCGACTGGGCTTCTGATGTAATATCTTTTCTAACCGTCTCGTCTTGAGCTACTTGTTTTTGAATCTCAATACTGATCGGCAGATACTTCCACATTCTGCGAATAACTGTTTTCTTCGCCATTTCTTCATAGTCTGTTTGCCATGGCCCGTTATCTTTTGATTTGCTTCTCAAGCGAACATTTTCAATATCTTGTTTGCTGAATACATCGAATTGATAACCGCCGTCTTTAAAGTGAGCAACTGCATAAACATGAGTCATTTCGCCCCTGTGTCCCGTGCTCGGCTTATGAACCAGCTTAGGATGCAGCCCCAGTTCGTAGTCGAATTCGTCTTTTTCATAAACTGCATGAGCATATATGCTTTCGATATGTCCCGAGCGCCTGGCGAGATCAATCATTCCTTTATAGCCGATTATGAATTGAACCTCTTTTACCCATTGATCCGGTGCCCCATTTTGCCCTTTGATCTTTTTGTTAAACGGTACAAAATAACAATGCCCAACCAATCCAGGTTCGAGTCCTAATTGAGCTGACTGCATGACTGCACCGAGCAATGAAGCTGGGGAACACTGCTGCAATCCCGGGTTGCTTCTAATAGTTGTTAAAGCAATCCTTGTGATCCGTTCAGGTGTGATATGTTCAGGTAAAGCCTTTTGAAGCTCCGGTTTCATATCATTGAGATAATCTGCTAACGTTTTAGGCTTATCCTCTTTTTGAACGCTATTCACTTTGTTTGCTAACTGATTGCGAACGTCGTCGTTTTTAGCCATTGTCTTTTAACTCCTTCACACTGAATCTTCTATGAGTCGATACTTTATTGAATTTTTCAAAGAGCTCAGGGTGTTCAGCAGCAAATGCTTTTGTATCAAAACGGTTTGTCGTAACTGTTTTCCAAGTAACAAGCGCTTTTTCAGCATTGCCTACCTCATACTCCCCGAGCATCCCTTTTAATTGGTTTTCAGCTTCTTTGAGCCTTTCTTTGGCATTTTTCTCCTCAGCCTTAGCTGATTTGTATTGCTCAATGAGCTTATTTGCTGCCAGAGGAAGCTCTGTTTCATCTTCGAATCCTACAGGGTACATATGCGTTAAAAGCTCAGCAGAAGCCTCAGAACCATCAAACATAGGAGGGATCTCATTCTCAATATGGTTTTTCCAAAAGTCCTGTTCAATTTGAATCAGGTATGCAATGAGCTCTTCGTCTCGTTCAACCTTTTTGTAAACGAACTTGTTGCCGCCAATCAGAACAGCGATCCACCAAGCACTTAACCCGGTAACAGCCATATAATGCTGACATTGAACTAGATACGCGTCCGGTACCTCTTCGCCGTCCCATTCACCTTTCAGGTATTCTGATGCTGTTTTGCATTCCAGTCCTGCTCGTTCGCCGACTACTAATCTATCAACGTTTGCAAGCATAAACGGGTAATCAGGATGCTGTAAGATTGCCTTCCGCCGCCGAACCTTCTTGCCTGTCCGCTTTGAAAATTCCCGGGCAACGGTTTCTTCGTGAATGTGCCCCCAATATGCAGCCTCACTGGTTATATGCTCTTGAGGTGCCTGTCCGAGTTTGTCCAGATAAACTGACATTGGCGTTTTCCACTTACTCAGCCCAGCAATTGCCGCAGCATCGGAACCCCCGATGCCAGCACGCCGAGCCTCAAGCCATTGATCCTCCGTCATGTTGTCCGTAGGCATGTAAACTTGTGCAAGCATCAGAGCAGTCCCACCTTTCTTTTGTACTCTTCCGCGCCAAGCCGCTGCCATTCCCGGTAGTGATCCATTGAAGGGAAACTAAACTGTGCTTTACCATTTTTGGCGAATACAATTGAACCGCCGACCTGTCTTAAACGTTGCTGATCCTCCGCGCGCTCGCTGAATGCCACTTTTACTGCTTTAGCCATATATAAAACCTCCATTGATTTTCTTGAGGCTATCTGGTAGAATATAGTTATATGAGTTTTCAGATAGCCTTTAATTAAGTCCACTTTGCCGAGTGGGCTTTTTTATTGCTCATTTTTAAATTCAAAACCAAGATGCTCCTTTAGGTACCGCTCAAGGTTTTCCCTCAAGATGACTTCACCCTCAGCGTTATCTATCACGTAATCGTCGAAAGGCGTTACTTCATCCCCGAAAAAATCCTTTTGTGTTTCCGGCTCAGTCAGTCTGTCATGCCAGTTGTTCAGAATCATCGGGTTTTCGATCGTCATTCATATTCTCCTTTCTGTAATTTGCTATGCGTTCATCCCAAATCAGATACAGTTCGCTATGATTTCGGATTCTTTCACACCATGCTCTGACCTCCAACGCTGTTGATGGTTTGTGAACAAAGTGAACCATCATCCCAAACACCTACTTATCACTGCCAAATTGATGCCGCGCTGTTGCATTTTCATAACTGTTTCATGCAACCTCGCTTTATTCGCCAGTCGGCTGATATCTTCAGAAAGAACTTTGATACTTCCAGCTAGACTCGTAGCCTCTTCGTAATCTCCATCACGTAAAGCCTCTAACAACATGATTGAAAGCTCTTCCGCTGAGTTAATTTTTCTTGTAGCTGACTCTACATCTGACTTTAAAAATTGATTGGTTTTCATACTAATACTGCCTTCCTTTCTTCTTGTTTTGCCATTGCAACCCGATCCATTAATGCTTTACGCGTCCACCTATCGGCCAGCTCTTGCATGCTTAAACCGTGACTCCGCACTAATGAATAAATCAGCGTTTTATTTGCTGGGATCAGATCAAATATTTGTTTGATGTCCCCCATCGGTATATCATCTGACCTTCCGGGCCGATCATTTGCCAGCCAACGAGCCAGATGTTTTGTAGCTTGCAATGCTTCTTCGAGCTGATGAATCATATTGATAACGGCACTGCTTGCGCTCTCATTTAATGCCGGATCAATAGGCGCCGCTGCTGTCGGATGAAGCTTAAACAAGAAATGTACGAGATCAATATGTTCATAGGCTCCGCAAGCTTCAAACCACTTGATACACAGATCAGGCGTAAGAGGAAAAATACCGTTTTCAACATTGGAGACATACGATTGATCTCTATTCCCAATCACCTTGCCAATTTGATACTGCGACAATCCTGCCCTTTTGCGTTCCCGCCTGAGAATGCTTGGTAAATTGTCCATATTGTATGGATTGTTCGACATATGTTTGCCCCCTGATATATTTAGTTTTAACTGGTAAAATTTAAGTAATGAAGGAACTAGCTGGCTTGTTGTTTTTTCAGCTTATTGATGATGAAGGCTTGTCCCTTCGGAGTGATGCGCATTGTCAGCCAGGATTTCGGCGTCCCGTTTACTTGGCGCACCCCCTGTGCGATCTCAAAGAAACCTCGCTCGATGTATTCCTGGTATGGCTCATTCTTGTTGGCCATGATCATCTTCCATTCGCGCAGCTTCTGAAACAGTCGCTTTTCACCAATCATGATGCCGTTTTTCGAAGCAAGCTTTGCTAGTTCTCTCACAAGCAATGATTTTTCGGCCGCCATGCAACTCTGTGCAAAGTTGACCAATGGTTCCTGAATCTTCAATGCTTGTTCAAGTTGCTGCCGTTCTTCCTGCTCGCTGATCCATCGCTTTGCCCGGCTGACTGGATCTTCGATCATGTAGGACGGTTGAGTCATTTTTTGAAGCTCGGCTTCCATCCGGTTAAATTCAGCAATGTATTTTTCTTTGAACACTGCTGCTTTTGCACCCGTATAACCAAAAACCAAAAATGCGAGTCCATCACGTTTGATCAGATATTTTTTCAATGATCGTCCTGTTGGATCTTGATATTCACTCAACGAAAAATTTCGTTCAGCAAAATCTTTAGAGCAATTAAGCGTTTCAATGCTTTTTATTACATCGGCGTGACGTTTTCCGAATACCTCAGCCACTGTCAGGCTGTCTGTTACGGCTTGGTTGCCTTCAATAAAAACAATTTGATTCATGCTGTTACCTCCTTGCTTGTCCACCAAAAAAAGGTGAAGCAGAATATTAAGCGTGAAGCCTTAATTCTTTTTTAGAAGTGAAGTACGGCTCAAGAGCTTTACGGAAGCATTCTTCTCTGTCCATCGTTCCGTAATATTCTTTGCCCATCTTGATGTTTGTTGTTTTTTTCTTAGTTTGTTTCGCCATGTGATCACCTCACGTCAGTGTATTCGTGTTGGACGGTTGGACTAACCAAGAAATTAAGCAGAATGTATTTTTTGTGGCTTTTCGCTACATTCACTATCAAAAAAAAGAGCCCAATCAAACTCCAAAACTTCGGAGATTTTCTTTGCCACTTGAACGCTAGGTCTTCTCACCCCAGATTCAATTTGGCTGTAGTAAGGTCTTTTTATATCTGCCCGATTAGCCACCTCTTCTTGGGTCATTTCTGCTTTGGTTCGAATATGGAGCAACCAAGTACGTTGTTTCACTTTCGCACCTCCTTTGTAGCGTTTCGCTACTCGTTGTTTTTATTATACTGTAGCTTTATGCTACAAATCAACTCCTTTTTGTACTTTTTTGCGACATTTTTTCATTGTAGCATTTTGCTACGTTATAATAGCCCTGTGTGTACCTGTGTGTGCCTGTGTGTACCTGTGTGTGCCTGTGTGTGCCTGTGTGTGCCTGAGTAGATATAAAGCAAACTTAGAAGGCATAACAAGAAAGTTTTATAATCTTTTACATAGAAAGTGGGAGGGAAAATGCTAGGCGATCGCTTAAAAGAGCTTAGAGAATCCAGGAAACTCACTCAAGATAAATTGGCTGAAATTCTAGGGATTTCACGAGGCACTTATGCTCATTATGAGATAAATAAAAGAAAGCCTGACTATGACATGTTAATAAAGATTGCTGATTTTTATGGTGTCACTACTGATTTTCTTTTAAGGGGAGAAAGTCAGGAGGCTCAGGATAATATCTTCAACAAAGAAGCAAGAAGGATTCTTGAAGATCCAGATACATTGGTGGCTGCTGCTGATGGAAAGATAACAGCTTCAATTTTAGAAGCAGCTCAAAGAATTATTGCTGAGCAATTAAAATCAGGTAGACAACCCGGAGATATAAAAAACGGGAACAAAAAATAATTACATAACGATCTCTTTATCTTTATTTATTATTATTGTTTAGTTTAGTTTAATTAATGCTGAACACTTCGCCTCAAAATTTGAGGTAAACTATTCAGTTGAAACCATTTCAACCTCAATTTTTGAGGTGATTCTTGAGGTCATTTTTGCATTCAACCGCAAATTTTGAGGTAAAACATTCAGGGTTTTTTAATCAGATGACAGAGAGAAAAAGTAAAAAAATCCTTTATTTAGTCGATAAAAAGAGAGAGAGATTTCACTTCACTATAAAAGGGGAAATTACAATTGAAAAAATGGTTATTAGGTATTGGAGCATTGACTCTCAGTTTTTCTTTAACTGCTTGTGGCTCGACAACATCCTCTGAGAAAAATACTGAGTCATCACAACAGACTACTGAAAAACAATCAAATGAGACAAGCAAATTTAACTCGAATTCAGCTAAAAGTACAGATAACAAAAAGAATTTAGTTGACGTTACTCTAGAAAAATCAGTCGATGGCGATACAATCAAAGTCAAATATAATGGGAAATCCGAAACAGTTCGTTACCTATTAATTGACACGCCAGAAACTAAAAAACCCAACTCATGTGTTCAACCTTATGGGGAGGACGCCTCTAAAAGAAACAAAGAATTGGTTAGCAATGGCAAACTACAATTAGAGTTTGATAAAGGTGATCTAAGAGACAAATACGGGAGAATGCTTGCTTATGTTTACGTAGACGGCAAATCTGTACAAGAAACATTATTAAAAGAAGGCCTGGCAAGAGTAGCCTATGTATACGAGCCAAACACAAAGTACATAGATAAATTTGAAGAAGACGAACAGCAAGCAAAAACAGAGAAATTGTCCATTTGGAGTAAGAGTGGATATGTTACTGATAAAGGGTTTAATGGGTGTGTTAAAGATAAAACCACAGCTGTAAAAAAAGCCACAACATCTAAACAATCCGTATCACAGTCAACACCTTCAGAAAATTCAAATGCTGGTTTAAAAGAAACATCAGACGATATAAATGATAAGCAAACTTCTTCTGCCGCTTCATTAAATGGATCAGAGAGCTTTGCGAATTGCATTGAATTAAGAAAGAAATATCCTAATGGTGTTCCTAGTTCACACCCGGCATACCAATCGAAAATGGACCGAGATCACGACAACTATGCTTGTGAACGATGAATAGAGGAGATTAGTGATGGCACAAAAATTTCAAAAACTAAACTATAAGTATGGAATCATAAACTATCCGATATTTCTTAAAGAGTTAGAAACTATCATTCAAGAATTTCCTAAGTCAGAAAGAAAATTTTATGAATACGCAATTAAAGCCTTAAAAAAAGAAGTTGGGAAAAAGGAGAAGATTCTACATATAACTTCAGCTGATACGAAGTTGACTAAATTTGGTTTTATGGTTATTACCGAAAAGAAACTTTTGTTTGTCACCATGAAAGGTGGTATTTTCGGCGGTGCAGATACTGAAGTTGTTGAATTTAAAAGTATCAAAGAAGTTGACTTTGACATTGCCCCAAATCCATTGGGAATGGCTACAATGCAATTAGGTATTCTCCACTTAAAAATCAAAGGTAAGCTTGGAATGAGTAGCAAGCGCACCATCAGAAATATTGATGAACATTCTCTAGATAGAATAGTTTCAATTCTGAGAGACCAAATAAAATAA